TTGGTGGCCAGCAAGCGTAGATTGGCCGCACATTTTGAGTCCAGCAGGCTTTTCATTTTGACAAAACGGCTCAACATGCCTTTGGTGTTGTTTAGATTACTTACTACGATATTTTTGAGATCAAGCACTTTGTTGTTCCTTCTTAGCGGCTAAACGAGCCTTTTGTGTAGCCGACAATCGGGCTTTTGTTTCGTCTGACATGGGCTTACCATAATTGGGATTGTTAACTCCACTAAGTGCTAGACTTTGTTTTGGTCTCTTTTGTCCAGTAGTCTTTGCTACTCTTCGAGCAATGGTTTCAGCACTTTGTTTTACACCCAATTTTGATTGTCTAATTTTGTTGCGAACTTCAATAGAATACACATTGCCATAATTGGGATTGTTTTCACCAGCATTGCATTCATAACTAAATGCTTCACCATCTATGTGTTTTAATAATAAATTTGCTGAGCGCAAATCTCCAATATTACCATGCATTTTATATCTAACAAGATGCCATATTGCATGATCAATAGGATGTAATAATACTAAATTATCTGACTCATCAGATCCTCCTAGGTAACGAGGGACAATATGATGCTTGTGAAAACCTTTAGTTAAAGTCATATAGTTATTTAGCGGCCCTAACGACCGGTGGCACTGTAGGTCTGCTTCCATGCAGGCCGGTCCAACTCTGTGCGTGATCGTAATACCTGTGCATTATGACGGGCATCGCGGAAACGCTGTTGTGGTGTGCGGCTATCAAATGGTTCGGCAATGCCCTGCAAGCAGCCTATAAGAGCATAGCGTGCCGAATCGATGCAGTCATCGGGATCGCTAAAGCGTCCGTGTGGATCAACAAAGTAGTTCTGTGCTTCGCGCAGGAACTCCACACAGTTTTCATTTATGTGTAAGGTGCCCAATTCCAACATCTGACGCATGACATTTATACCATAGGCCTTATGGTTGGTTCTACGTCCGGCATCGTCTGGAGGATTCATGATGGCATCAGGATGCACATTGAGTTCATACTGTTCAAACAGTTCACGAATTGATTGTGATGTCATGGTGTAACGACCCTGTGTGTTGGCATCTGCTGGCAACACAATGGGAGTGCCAAACACTTCGGGTCGCATGAGATGGTTGATGTAGTTCATGGGATTGGCTTCTTCTATGCCCTTCACAATGACCTGTGTGTGCAACCAGGCTTCACGCTCATCGGGATCCCAATACATCAGACTTATAACTGTCTTGTCGTTCACAAGTCCCAGGTCCATGGCAATGATACGATGCACACCTTGACTGTTGCGAAAGTCATATTCACCAGTGCGGTAAGTGGGCCACGTGCGTATTTGAAACACAGCGCCTTTGCCCATGACAGGACGACCGTTGCGACGAGCATCACGCTCATGCGGCAAGTAGTCGCGTTCAAGTTGTGCTCGGGTGGAGTTTAACAAGAATGGTTCACCCCAGGGATCATATTCAGGAACATCATCCCAGGACACACGTATATGATTGTAGCCTTCTTCGTTGTTCCAGAACTTTGACACAAGACCATTAAGACCTTTTAAGGGAGTAAACGAGCACAACACCTGTCCCTGTGTGGTGGCGGTTCGCGTAACAATTTCTGAGAAGAAGTCATCAGGAGGTTGTTCATCAAAAACTGCCAGGTGAAGTCGAAATCCCTGCATCTGACGCACTTCCTGTGTGTAGTTGGCAAACACTAGATAACTGTTGCTACCTGATGCATGTCGCACTTCAACACCAAGACAATTGGCACCATCATTACGCATGGTTTCCGACACTATGGTGTCTCGGGGCAAGGCTCCGGTGCCAATGGCGTCCTGTATTTTGACATCCTGTGTGCCCAGCAGTTCATTCTGCAACACCATGGCCACCTGTTGCCAGCCCTCGCCCGCAACCATGGCAGTTATGGGTTTGGCGAATCGCTTGCCCTGCCACCAGGCAGGATACTGGCCTGTGAGATGCATGGCAGTTTCATAACAGGTTGAAACAGTTTTACCAATTCGGTTGGCGGCCAAGATGCCACGACGATCTGATTGACCTGTTTCGAAAAAACGCAGTTGATGGTCGAATGGACGAAAATATCTGAGTTGGTTGGTCTTCATGTCCTCTTGCACAGCCAGGACAAGTTCCTGGAAAGATTCTTGTTGGTCGGGCTTTAGGAATGCGATGTCTGCCGGAGTCAGGTGATACTCGTCGCAGGCATAGCGTATGGCTCGACGCATGAGTAGACTGGTGTCTAGCATTTAGAATCCCGATCGTATGGTGTTCAACAGATGTGCGGCGTCAGCAAGATCTCTCAGTTCCTGTGTGCTCATGCGCCAGGTGTCGGGATCCCCCACATCCACACCCGAACGCTTGTCCAAGCCGGCCTGTAGGCGTTCCATGATCAAGCGTAGGCAATGTTCCACCTGGCCAGGATATTTAACGCCAAATGCTTCACGGCTGGCTGCATTGACTTTCTGTAAGATCTTGACATCAGCAGTCTGCTGACGTGCCAGGTCCTGACGCTCCATTTAGTTAACAGCCCAGGGGTTGTCTGATACCATGTCACCGGCCAGGATGAAGTCACGATCAATCCACAGGTCCCATTGGTTGGTTCTGTTCACCCGCATGCGTGTCATAAAGCCTTTGAGTCGTGTGCCCAGGGGTGTGAGTTGCCCCGAGGCTTCACGAATGATCTGTTCTCCGGTTCTGGCATCAATCCAAATGATTTTCTCGGGCACTTCACGACCATACTTGTTCAACTTGGTGCCAATGGCACGTCGACTTATGGGACCAAGTATCTCATATGTGATCATGTTGTTGGCATACTTGCGAAACGTGACCTGACACTTCATGTCCTGTGCTCGCCAGTCCGGATCAGGATGAGGGAATTGGTTGGTGGTGAAACGTGTGACCTCAGGACCAGCGGCATCTATGGCAGCATCACGCGGTGGCAACACACGCAGGGGTTCTTCTGGAACCAATTCAGTGCGGTCCAGGTATGGATTCTCTGATCCGGTGAATTCCTCACTGGGAGCAATGCCGTTGAGTGTGTCCAGCGCAACTTGGTATTTGATTCGATTGGCACGACCTTTCAGGTTCAACACCGTGCCGGTCTGGTCATACACAAACTGTTGCAGTTCGGTGGCTGTGGGAAAGTCTGTCATTAGGCCTTCCATGTCGAACTGGGCGGCAATGGCACGCAAGCGTTGGGCTTGTGCCAATTGACTTTCGGTTGAGGGGATGGCGTCTACGTCTTCGGGCTGTGGGATGACCGCATCCAGATCAGAGGGGTCGGTGAGGGTCTTGTCTATTTTTTTCATTTCAGTTCCTTATAATAAAATGTAAATGAACTTTGTTACGCACAAGGTCCAAAGCGATTCGGGTTTAGCGGCTAAACCGTTTGGGTTTAACAACAGGGCGAATGCCCGTCATCTTGGGATCCACACGATCCTGTTGTGCTCTTGCGCCATAGGCCTCGTTGATTGAATCTGCTAGGGGCGCACGTTCAGCTTTGGCTGAAATAAAGTCTGAGCGTTTCTGTGGTGTGCCGTCATTGCCTGTGCGGGGGCCCATGCTGACATTGACATTGTCACGATGATACCGGTTCTCACATGACCAGGCTGATGCTGTTTCTCGTGCGATGCGAACTGTGCTTCTTGCTTTGTTGGTAATCATTTCTTAAATCCTCTAAGGGTTTCTGCAAGTCGGGCTCGCTTGCCTAGTATGCCCGGGGCCTTTGCGGCCCTGGCCAGGCGCTTGGCTGGTATTTTTTCTCCTGCCTTGACACCTAGCGATTTCTTCAGTGCTCCTGGCTTTTTGATAGCGCCAGCAATCCAATTACGTGTTGCCATTGTGAGTCCTTAATTTGCACTTGAGCCAGGAGCAACAGGTGTGAAGAACACCGTGGTTGAGCCTGTGGCTGTTATGGCACTCACAAACACATTGCTTTGTGTTGAGGGCAAGCCAAAATTGCCTGTGATGGTCATGCTTTCATTGGGTGCTAATGGGATACCACCTGAGTCAGAGCCCACTGTGGGATGGTCCATTGCGGCCGCGTTGGTATAGTCCTGAAACACGCCCACATAGGCGTAGACTGAACTGCTGGCGTTCAGCACATGAAAGGTTGTGGTTCTAGTTGTGACATTGGCCACATTGGCTGTTGGTCCCGAATTGGGTGCCAGGGTCACAGTATTTCCTACAGATATTAGGCTCATGTTATCGTCCTATGTTGATCTTGTCAGCATTGGCTGGCATTCTGACCTGGGTGCCACCATCAATGCGACCACCTTGTGCCGCTGTGGCAATGGTCATTTGGTGTGCATCGCGTGTCACTGGAGGTCCAACCCGCATTGGGCTTGAACTTGCATTGCCTCGGCGCTGGCTTTGCATCAATCCAAAGTTCACATCGCGACCATCATTGCTGTGTCCGCTCCATGTGTTGTGACTGTAACGGTCGGTGGCACGATCACGGTTAACACCCGCACCCATCTGACCGTTGAATGCAAATGCTTCACCATCTCCGCTTTGGCTTGTGGTTTTTGCACGAGGATTGATGCCTGAAGCACCAACACCTGTTTTCATATCATTGCCAGGCTTGCGACCTAGAGTAGAATTCTTCATTTTGTTTTCCTTTTCATAGCCTTAGGTGGCCGAACCTGTTTAAAACCTTTTACATCTTGACCATGACCCAGGATGGCCGCACGTCCATTTGACTTCATTACTGCACGAGTTGGGTTCAAACGGAACACACCCTTTAGTAGACTTGCTTTCACTTGGCCCATGCCTCTTCCGCTTTGCCACGTGTTGCGGCCTGACGTGTCATTTTTGTTGGCCCATGATCTATGGCGGTGCCCTCAATAACTCGACTGTGATAATGATCACTGCGTTGCCGACTATGGTCGCTGTGGTGTTCGGTTTTCTTAGCGGCTTCACGCCGTGTGCTGTAAGCAATGGCCACAGCCTGTTTCTGCGGACGACCCGCCTTCATCTCCTGGGCAATGTTCTTACCGAACGCCGCTTTGCTTGTGCTTTTAATCAATGGCATAATAGTATTATTTAGTCCGGTTATCCACCCAGGCCTGTTTGTGGGTATGAGACCGCGTTGAGCCTGGCCCTGGTTGGGTTGAGTCTACGGTGATATTCTGTTGTTCTACTATGGCTGAATGAACTGTGGTAAGGCAAGGTGAAGGTCTTCGACTTCCGGGTGGCGTCAGGTTGACCTTTGATGCGGTTTGATGGTAACACCTGGGCCATATTATTTTGCCGCCACTTGTGCGAGTGCTTGGAGTGCTTCAGCAAAGGCCACTCGTTTGGCTTCCACTGTGTCCTCACTGTCTGTGACTTCAATGTGCTGACGGTCACCCACCAACTTGTTGAGGAATGCGCGATCATAGTTCTCTACACGGCCCCAATCCTCACGTGAGATGGCGGCAGAGTAGTTGATGGCCAAGCGTTGCGTGAATGGCATGCGGGTTTCTAATTCCAAGTCCTGCATTAGGTCTTCAAGGTTTACTTTATTACCTGAGCCCCGGGGTCTACCGGCTCCGGGCCTGGCTCCACCGTGGCCTGATGATTTTTTCTGTGTTGTCATATGTTTATTTAGTGCTGTGTTTTCGATGATTTCTTGATTGAAATTCAAGTTGGCGCTCGCATCGGCACGGGCCAGGTGCTATTCACCTGATGTCACCGTGGGATGCCGTCTTGACTGCATGTAAGCACGTAAACCCGCAGGATCCTGACTCGTCACCGTCTTTACACGAGCACGGGGCAAGCGGGGATATTCGGCGGTGCCACCCAGGCATTCATGTGCCCGAATAAAAGCGCGACTGATCAGTTGACCACAACCCTCGCAAGGTCTTCGTGGTGGGCGTAGGTTTTCGGGGTCGACGGTGTCGGGTTCGGGTGTGAACCAATAGTATTCACGCACTGGGTGCCACGCTCCCTGGACTCGGGCATATTCTGTAATCTTCATATGGTGTATTTAGGAGTTTTCCACCAGGTGCGCCAGGTAATAAATATCACTAACATTGAAAGGCATAGAATGGGCTTACCAAAATATCCACCTCCCGCACCCCGACACCCGCCACGATCAGCCACTCCCTCCGTTTTAATGGCATTTGAAACTGCCATTTTACTGATGGAACAGTCGGGTATGACCGAAGATGACATACTAAAAATGGCGCATTTGGTCTGTGTTGGTCTCATTAGAGATGGCAACTTTACTGAAGAATATCATGCTTTGGCTCGGGAAGCACGAGAAGAACGGCGTCGTGCAGATGAAGAAGCCGCACGAGTTGCGGCCTTGAGAGCCACAATTCCGGGTGGTGCCACCGGCTCCGGTATCATTACCAACATAGGTGGCTGAGTCCATTTGGTCTTGGGGCGGAAACCAGAAAAATTTGTTCCCCGACATCCTGGATAGTCTGGTTAACCTCAGCCATACCTATTTACTTGCATACAAAAGACTCTTGTAGTATACTATGAGTTCAACTACAGTATGATTTTATGCGCTTTCTAACCTCCGCTTTGGGCTTACTCGTATCTGCTTGCGGCTCCGTCACACCTGCACCTGCTACGCCTTCTGAATGTGACATGGTATTTGGCGGGCAGGGTATGACATTCCTGGGCTGTGAATCAACCGAATGAAAACCACTGCCTATGTTTACAAATGGACACACATACCCACACTCCGATGGTATGTTGGATCAAGAACTGCTCGTGGCTGTCATCCCGATGATGGATATATTTGTTCTAGTAAAACTGTCAAACCATTGATCTTAGCAAACAGGAATGAATGGTCCAGACAGATCATTGAAACTGGATCTGTCGAAAACATGCTAGTATTAGAAACAGAAATTCTAAAACTTGCCAATGCCAAAGACGATCCAAGATCATTCAACATGCATCATGGAGATGGCCGGTTTACCACAGCAGGAAAAAAATTAGCACCATTTACTTCTACACACCTTACTCGTATGTCTGAGGCATTCAAAGGTAGAGATAATTATTGGGCAAGAGGAAAACCAAGTTGGAATTCTGGTAAATCTGGAATTTTTACACATTCTGAAGAATGGCGAAAACAAGCAAGTGAAAGACAGCGCGGCAAAAAAAATCACATGTTCGGTCGCACTGGTGAACTTAATCCTAATTTTGGTAAAAAGAATCCTGCACTAGGATTAAAAATTAAATCCATTAGACAAGAAAAATATTGGGCTAGTGCAAGATGCAGTTGTATGTTATGTAGAAAAGAAGTAAGTGTTTCTACACTAGAACACCATCGTAGTAGTAGTCAATGTGCAGATTATAAGAGACCTCGTATGTGTTGTATATCTTGTTACACAGAAATGTGGACAAGTTCAATACACAATCATATTAGACTGAATCGATGTAACATTAATCCGACACCTTTGATGCATCAAACTAGTAAATAATGATATGAAAACGCACCTAAATCCATTCAAAACCACCATCCGAGGCCTGCAAAATTCGGCCCGTGTAGTTGCAGTAGTGCGACGCATACAAAACAAGATAATAGATCGAGGTATATGTTCAGAGCGGGAATCTGAATACCTACGCACACATTCAGATTGGGATCGTGTGAATCCCCGAACTCCCAGCAATTTAGGTTAAATCCTTCAAATGAACCGCTTTACAAGCGGTTTTTTTGTGTATATAATAAATACTAATAATACAAACAAGGCGAAGGGTGGCAGTCCCAGATATCTGCTAGAGAATCCGTTCTGATGTGTGACGGTTGTTAATGGTTATACTTGTTTAACTGCTTGCAAACACTACCCCATGATGTGGGATGCCTTAAATGAATCTGCCCTTGCAGATTGCTTTTGTTTGTTCGTAATGGTAAAGAGCCGATATGCTTATGAGATAACTGCCGCTTAGATATTTCTTAAAAATCACTACAGGTCCGGGTGCGAGTAGAGCCCAAAGCATGGCTATCAAAATACCTGTCAAATGAAGAACGACTCACTCAGCGAATGAGAACTGTTTGCCACTTGTTGCAAAACAAGCGGCATTCAGGCGGATCTATCTAGCGAAATGAGAATTATCATATCTGAAAAATTAGTTTGAATCTTTACGAAGTAAAGATGAAAAACAGATCTCGCTAGAGATCTCTTGTGTAATACCACATGAATTGACATATAATACATAAATAACTATAATAGAACTGAAAGGAACGGCATATGAACACATCTGAGAGCAATTGGATCTTGCAAAGATATACCACTAGTGCAGGTCGAGGTGTAACTTGTCATCGTTGGCGTTGGGTTAGTGTGGACACAGGAGAAGTGTTGGAAACTACTACAGATTCTACCATGCGTAATTGGACCACCCGGGGTTGGGCTAATCTAGCACTAGATCCAGAACCGCATGGAGTTTACAACAACATACATCGTGATGCCAGCCGTGCTACCACGCAAGGTGTGGGAGTAGCATCAGCAGATTATCGTGCTGTGCTACAACATAGATTAACACAAGCAGAGGCTGACTGGATGATTGGTGAGATACGCCAACCCAGCACCACATTTGATACGCTGTTTGAAACTGAATAGTCAAAACAAAGCCCCGATTGCCGGGGCTTTGAACTGATAAGTTTTTATAACATCTCTAACAGGAAAATACGAAACCCGTGTCATCGGGTTTCCGCCAGCGACACAATGGCTGTAGCGTTCTGGCTATAATTATTTATCCTCGTAA